TTTCTCCCTGCACCCGATGGTGAAGACCTACCATGGGCACAAGTTTGGAGTCATGCCTTCCAAGGACCTGGCGGTTGGTATATTGAAAACTCCTTGACAACTTTAGGTAAAAAGGATCCTGTTTCTGATCTCAACAGAGAACTATGGAACGCAGGAGCAGAGGGATCTCCACAAAGAGATCAAGCACGCAAGCAAAAGCGTAAGTTAAACTATTACAGCAACATCTACGTTGTTAAAGATAGTGCAAATCCTTCTAACGAAGGTAAGGTATTCTTATACAGGTTTGGTAAGAAAATCTTTGATAAGATCATGGAATCTATGCAACCCGCATTTGAGGATGAGACACCAGTAAACCCATTCGATTTTTGGAAGGGTGCTGACTTCAAACTCAAGATCACAAGAGTTGCAGGATTTTGGAACTACGACAAGTCTGAGTTTGCTGAACCATCTACACTAGGTGACTTTAGCGACAAAGAGTTGGAAGCAATCTGGAAAGAAGAGCATAGTCTAGCAGCATTCACTGCTGATGACCAGTTTAAATCTTATGATGAACTTAAGCAACGTCTTGAGTCTACATTGAAAGGTAACTACTCTAAACCAGTTGATGAAGAAGTCTTTGAAGAAGAGGCAGAAGCACCAACACCAGTTGCCACGACAGCACCATCTGCTGCACCAGAAACTGATACATTATCGTATTTTGCTCAACTAGCACAAGACGACTAATAGCAAAGGGGTCATACGACCCCTTTTTTAATCCATTGTTATATCTGCTGCTGACGTTGCAGATGGTTGATTCTTACCTTTATTTGATATTTCATAGTAAACTGATACAAAGTCTTCAATTAGTTCTGGTTTAACTACTTGTATATTTTGTTTCTTTGAATTTAATTCTGTCTCATATGTTGCATTGGTTACTGACGCTACAGGAGTAGCAGTAACTGTATTAGATCCATTATAATATGCAATTTGGTAATTAGATGGAACAACTTTACCCGCAGGTACAATAATATTACCATTAGCATCTTTAACCTCTGTGGTTACATGATGCTTTGTTGCCATAGGATTATCATACTTATCATTGATAAAATCTTGCAATTGACTTACGGACTTAGGCCATTGAGAATAGACGTCTGTGATATCGTTGATGACAAGTATAGTCCAGTTGTAAAAAGGATTTCGATACAATCTAGTAGCAACGTCTTCTGGTCTTTCGCCATCCCTTACATTCTCTTCTGTAAACAAGGTAATTTGTGATTTATATTCCACAAGAATCTGTGCACGTCTCCATATATTTTTGACAAGCAAATAATCTGAGTCAAGAGGTCTTGACGAAAAGTTATAGAATATATCGGGAAGTCTTTTTAACATTAGTAAGTCACCACTCCTGTAAATTTATTATCTGGATCTGCAACGAAACCACCCTCTGATGTTCTGATACCCACAACTCTTGATGCTTTCTCGTCTGTATAAGTAGCACCTTCCATATCTGCACGTGTAAGTTTTGTTGTCTCCATAAACATCAACTCCATGGTAACTAACGGAATAGATCCATCAAATATTGTTTGCAACTGACCAAATGGTGTAGTGTTTATTGTCAAGTTTGTCAACGCACATATCTTAGTCTTAGGCATCATAGGATGTTGTATTGGATCTCCTACAGGATTACCTTGCTCATCACATTTTACAAATTTAGGACATAATACAAATACGTCTGGGAATGTGAGTAATACTGCACTACCTCTACCTTGTTTTGCACCAGGATGCATGCCACGTTTGAACCATTCTATTATCTCAACTATCGTTTTACTTTCTTTTGCATTTCTTGCTGCTAATTCAAATCTAAAACTAAATTGTCTACCCTGCATTCTCTGGAAAAACTGTATTGAGTTTTCGTTAGGTGCAAGTCCTGCTAATCCTGCAAGGTTCGTAGGATTAAGTTGACTGTTAACACCATATAAATTAGCAGCTTTTGCTGCACCTCCTGCAGCACCTTGTACAACTTTAGTGGGATCAATACCAAGAGATTTTAGCACTTGTTTTTGAGGACCACCTGATACTGGATTACTTAGATACTGTGCAAGTGCACTACCTCCTCCACCAAGCAATGCACCACCCGCAGTTGTTGCTAAAAATCTTCCTGCATCATCTGCTGCAAGTGCTAGTGTTCCTAACTTAAATTCGTTGTTCCAGTCTGCACCATACTTATATTGAAACTCGTTAGGTAAAGGTAACATGCATTTCTTAGACATTAGACCTTTACTTTGCCTGTCTTTCATCTCTTGCTTTCTTTGCAACAGTTGACCTACAGTTATATTCTCACCATTTACTACTACAATTAAACTCTTATCTACATTTGGATCAGTAATGTTGACACTTTTTATTAGAGGACCGCTACCTCTTCCTTTATTCGCTTTTTCTTGTCTATATTGTGATTCTTTTGCTAAGTTATATACTTCATTAAATCTTTCATTTTGTCCTTCAGAAAAATCTCCAGACGCATATGCACCTTCTTGTGCTTTACCTATAAGATCAATCGCATTACCTAATTGACTTCGTGCTAATGAACCAAAAGCATCATTCTGGTCTTTTGCAACAGTTTTCTGTGCTTCATCATAACTATACTTTTCTATTTGTAGAAAAGAAGCAAATGGTATCTCAGAGAGACCTACTGGATATTCAATAACTGTGTTTTGCTGTTCAGCCATTATCTGTTACGATGAAATTTTTCTATGGGTAGCGTGCTTAGTAGTTGCACCTCATCTTCGCCTATCTCAAAAAAGATGCGATCTGCATTCTTTGGTATGTATTGACGTAAAGTTCGTTTAGGAAACCTTTTATTATTTAGTGCCTTTAATCGTGAGTTTGTACCACGTATATAGTGTATATTTGCACCAATTAAATTATTCTTCTTATATTCCATAGCATATACAAGTGGATACTGATCCCATTCCTTCAATCTATCTGCAAATTTAGGATCATATTCAAACGTATAATACTTACCTGTGCTTGGTGTTTCCGTAGCATCATCCAACAATACATTGAATATTTCTTCTCTCAATTGAGAGTTAGATATCTTATTTCCTTTTAGTTCTGTAATTATCTGGTCGAATCTCGTCTTCGGTGAGGACTCTGAAGACGTATCCTCTGTTTTCGCAATAGTCATGTGCTGCTTCCCATTTTGCTTGGTTTATGATGTAGGTTTTTCTTTCTGTAAGAAACCTTTTACCCTGAGAGTTAGTAGGAAATTTAGTCTCTCTCTTTGGTTTTACCTCTATGACTTCTTTAACTACCTTTCCAGTCTTAGGATCTACCCTTTCACAGTAAAAGTCAGGAAAGTATCTATGCACTTTACCGTCAAATGGGTTGCGATAGGGGATTATAATTTCTTCTGATGACCAACGTTTGACATGTTTTTGGTTGTCAAAGTATACCATCACCTTCCTTTCCCACAAAGAACGGAATACTACAGTCGTAGGATCACCAATATATTTTTTATAATTAATTACTTTATATTTTCCTTTGTAAGATTTATTCATAAATACATATATCAAACCATACGGTTATTTATGGCATCGGCAAGAGGAGTACAGAATTTCATGCAGGCTATTGGAAAGTCTGGTGGTATTTCTGCATCCAATTTATACCAATTCTCGTTTGCTAAGAAACCGAAGTTAGCGAAGTTCTTTGAAGATAATCTTGGACAGGACTTTTTAAAGTTGACTGACAATGGTGATGAGTTAAATTTACAGTTGTTATGTAATGAGATACAGTTGCCAGGTGTAACTTACTCTGCATTTGATGTTAAGTCAGTTCATAAAGGTATTACACAAAAAATGGCAACTGCCAAAGTATACAATGAACTGGATCTAAGTTTCTTCATGGACGGAACATCACTACCATTGAAGTTTTTTAGAGCATGGCAAGACTTTACTCAGAACGGATCAGCTGGCAACCCTGAGTTCTTCTATGACGATCAACCATACAAAAGAGCATTTGCATCTAACTACTATGAAGACTATGCATGTGACATGTTTATAAGCAAGTTAGAAAAATTTAAGGGATCGGCAGACGAAAAACGCGACGAGAACGGAAATGTAAAGAAAGAAGATTATTTCAATCCATGGAATGCGAGACTTGTACACGCATATCCATACACTGTAGCAAGTATACCATACTCAGCTGGAGCAGCTCAACTTGTTAAGGTAACAGTGGGATTTTACTATGAGTATAGTCACTTAATGCACTCTATGTGACCTACTATATAATATACTGAAATTATAAATTATGCCATTACCTGAGATTGCAACGCCAACCTATACGTTGACAATTCCTTCTACAAAGAAGAGAGTAAAGTATAGACCATTTCTTGTCAAGGAGCAGAAACTATTAATCTTGGCAATGGAAAATGAAGATCAAGAGCAAATATTAGACGCTATTACAAATACTATAAAAGCATGTCTTATTACAAACGTAGACATGGCAACTCTTGCTCTGTTTGACATTGAGTATTTGTTTTTACAGATACGTGCTAGATCAATTAGTGAAGAGATTGAGATGAGAGTGACATGTGCTGATGATGGAGAGACAACTGTAGATGTAAAATTTATGGTAGATGACGTTAAAGTCAACTTTCCCAAAGGTCACACTAATATCATAGAGTTAGACAATGATCTAACAATTGAAATGCAATACCCTGATCTAGATTATTTTGCTAAAATTAATTTTATGGATGAAAAAGTCGATGAATACGAACTTGTGGCTAAATGCATCAAAAGAGTTTATGTTGGTGAGGATGACTTTACTTCTGACTCTCTCGATGAGTCAAA